GTATTTAGTTCCCCGTTTTCCAAATATTCTGGAATGAGTTCAGCAATCTTATCTTGAATTTCAACATGAAGGTCAGACATTCCACCTTCGTTAATACTCTCAACTAAGTAATCATTAAAGGACATTATATGCCTCCCTTTATGCGACAATGAAGTCTGGTGGATGTGACTCTTCCCAAAGACGTTCCATCCATTTCTCTTCTTGTTCTTTATAATCTGATAAATAACCGTCTACATTTATTGTTAATCCGTCTGGTAGTGTTCCACCATACTTCATTAAGTTTCTACACCATCTAATACCGGCTCTTGCTACAGCAATCTTTTTAACGATTGGATGGTTATAAAGGTTCTGAGCGGACTCTGATCTCCATAAAGTCAACACACCAATAACAGCGGCATCTGGTGTTGGTGTAATTCGTAACACTTCTTGACCTGGAATATAGTCAACACTGTACATCTTTCCAAACATCTCATTGATCTGATCGAGATACATCATTGCTGACTGATAGCCAGCAAGAATTAAACCACAACCACCTTGTCCGGGTCCACCTGGATAACTTCCTTGGTTGACATATTGATTATAGAGAAGGATGTGAGCTGGACTGAATAGAGTATTAATTCCATCAGCACCAAATGATACAGAGAAATCCCAAGCGAATTGAACATTATCTAATGTCGCTCCAGTTGAATAATCTCTAACCGCTGATACTGGATAATCACCGACACCAGCAGAAGTCTGAAGAAGGAAATAATCTCTATATGTTCCTTCATCATATAAGTATCTATTCGTATCTTGAATAGTATCCATTATTGCATTTTCTAACTGATCGTCAGAAATTTCAATATTGATTACTGGGAATCCAAGTTGAACAAGAACATAGTCCTTCATCCCTGTAAGAGTGGTTATCTTGGCCATATATTATTCTTCCTCTTTAGATGTTTTCTTACCAGTTGGCCTTGTCTTCTTCAAATCCTTTCTAATAGATTTAGACAACTTCTTTCCGGCAAGTGGTTTATTATTTTTCCTTTCAACATGTTCAATCACGATCTCTTTAATAGTAGGGTCATTAACATCTACAAATCTTGTAGGAGTATTCATCTTCTGAACCACCATTTTTACTTGAGTTGGTGGAACGATGACTCTCAACAAACCCTGAAAATTGTCAGTAAAATAGCATTTATCAGGAATTACGTGGAGTTGGTTATCATTTGGAATATTATATGTTCTTCCATCTTTCTCAAACTTCACGGTGAATCCTGCTACATTAACTACTTTCATATCAATATCCTCCTTGTTAAACATTTCAATATTACATATGTATTTATAGTTTTTAAGTTTAAGACGCAAAAAAGGTCAGAGATTTCTCTCTGACCTTTAACTTTCTATTCCAATCTTACGATTAGTTTATTTCTTAGTAACCAAGACCAGCAAAACCAGATGGAAGGTTAGTGGTAGTAGCACCAGGAATAAGTCTATTAACATTAAAGAAAGGAAGCAATCTGTAGTAACGTCCACTTCCAAGCAATGTGTCAGTGATAGCGTATCTGCTCATTACACCAACTCTTGGGGTGAAGTCACTTGGATGAATCGCTCTGTTAGTAAGACCCATGATGTAAGGACTGAAGATAAGACCACAGTCAGAAATACCAGGACCCTTGTAACCAATCATTGCGTATTCACTTCTTGCATACTGATCTCTATAAACATCAAGTGTTCCGTTAAGTTTACCAATCGCTGCCATAACCTGAGTTGCGTTAACATTCTGGTTATATGCGACAAACTGGTGTCCAGCAGCCTGCAATGCAGTTGCGATAGCAGGAGAAACAATAACGAAGTTACCAGGACCACGTCTTGTGGTAACGGCAATCTTGTTTGCCTGATAGACGATTGCGGAAATGATGTTCATGTATTTTTCACCAGACCATCTACCGTCAATACCAGTATCATTACCAGTAAGGTCGATAGCACCGATAACTTCACCACCATTGGAGGTGTTGACAGCGGCGGATTTCATTCTGTAAATAAGTTCTCTGTCCATTTCAGCAGTAATTTCGTACTGAAGGAACTGAACCATTTCTCTTTCGATGTCAATACCATGCATTGCCTTAACGTCCTGAGCAGCTTCAAGAGAGAAGCTGGCAGCAAGCTTTCTGGTCTTAGCAGTAATAGCAAGCTGGTCAATCTGCATCTTAAGCTGAGGCCAATCACCACAACTGTTTGCGGATTCGCTTGTGTCACAGTTGTTAGCAAGTGTCCATGCTTCAGCAGCGGAAGTTACTTCACCAGTAGCAGAGGTATCATAGATACCATTGTCACCGGACAAGTTATTAAATGCACCAGCAAGAGTACCAGAAGAACCAACTTGAGAACCACTGTATCCACCGTATTCAGGAACTCTGTCCCAAGCGGCTTCGTTTCCAGATTCATCATTGTAAAGAACTCTCATAGCATACGCAAGACCAACTGGAGTTGACATTGCCTGTACACCGACGACTTTGTTTGCGAAAAGGTCAGGGAAGGTTCTTCTAACAAGTGCCAAAGCAATTGGACGGAAAACCCAAGAGTCGCTAGCGGTTTCTCCACTAGCATATCCACCAAGACTACCATAGTTGATAGCACCTTGTGAAGATTCACCAAGTACTTCCTGTCCATTGAAATCCTTTCTCTCTTGGTTTTCCAAAAGTGTAGCAAGGTTTTCTTTGACATATCTGTCTTTGATATCCTTAATGGACATCTTTCCCTCAGCCAATTCCCATTTCTTAATAAGACTTAGACTCATAATTTATTTCCTCCTGTAATTGGTTTTTTAATAAAACCTATTAATCTTCTACCATATATCTATTTGCTTTTTCGGCAAATGTGAATTCTTCTTTTTCTTCCATAACTGCTGGTTTGTCTACATCAAGGTTGTCTTCTTCAGTGATGATTGAATCAAGGGTTCCCTTATCAGTAGTTTTAGCCTTAGGCTGAACTGGTGAGGATTCCTTAATCATTTCAACGAAAGTTTCGATACCTTCCTTGACTTCTTCAAACTTTTTGTTCTTAAACATCTTTGCGACTCTCTGCTTCTCAGTCTTTGTGAGACCTTGAGTCTTCTCAGAGATAAGCAAGAATGTTGCTGACTTCTCAAGACGTTCCTCAGATTCCATAAGCTTTGCGTGTGCTTCTGAAAGTTCACTCTCAAGAACAGCAGACTTCTGCTTTTCCTTCTTAAGAAGACCAGAACCATCAGTATCAATGGCTACAAAATTGTTTGTGAAGATATTCTTGATCTGCTCAATAACAGGCATTGCTACCTCATTAATGGCAAGCTTCTCAAGAGCTTCTTCTGAAATCTGTTCTACGATAACATGGTCAAGGAATGATCCAAGCTTCGTAACGACCTTCTGTTCGATTCCCTTAAGCTTTCCGTCGTATTCTTCAAGGAGAGCAGCGCGAGCTATTTCAATATCTTCGCTAACTTTCTTTGCTACATACTCTTCGGCAAGTTCATCGTACTTAGCCTTAATTTCTTCTTCTTTCAAAGCGACTCTTTTGTCAAGCATCTTTTCGATTGCTTGCTCGAAAACCTTAAGGTCTTCTGGAGTCAACATCTCTTTAATCTTATCGGTAATTTTCTTACTCATAGTAAAGCTCCTCCTATCTTGATTTGCTCTTGTAATTATTTATAAAAATTGGACTTAAAACAGTATAGTTTTTCTTTATTTATTCTGCTTAATTTCATCCAAAAAATCTAACATGTATGTTAAAACGTGTCCTGACACAGACTTAGGGTCGTATTTTTTCTCGACCTTTTTTATCAAATTATTGACTGCGATCTCTACAATCTGATCTCCATCAATAACATAATCCTTATTTTCCAAAACTCCTTCAACGAAACAGTTAGGAGCAGATGGATCAGCAACGATATCTACTGTGATAAGTTTGTAGTCTTCCTTGACAGTTGCACCATCAAGAGTTCCTACACCACGAGTAGACATACCGACAATGATTCCCTCTTCGACAAGAGTCTTTGCAATCCTTCCCATTGGTGTATCAATGAGTCTTGCAACACCCATACCGACATTATCTTGCATTTCAAGTTTCTCAATAACATGAGAAACACGATCAAGATTAAGTTGAGGCTTTTCAGGATGGTCTAGTTCTCCCATAGAACGATTTTTCTTGATTTTGTTTTCAGCAAAATCATTTACTTCGCGAACTAGAATCTCCTTTGAATAAACACGTCCATTCTTATTCTTAATTTCTGCTTCCAAGAAAGGTCCGCTTAAACGAAAAGTTTTCTTACCACCTTCTTTCTCTTCAGTAAGAACTTGAAGTTTATCGAAACTGACAAATTCTGTAAGTAACTTCATAATGGTTATT